CGTGGCCGACGATTTCCCTAAAGACGAGAAGGGGAATCTGCCCATGCCGCCGCTGCTGGCTGATAGCGAAATCGGCCAGGTAATTGAAAAGGCCGCCGCCCTCGCAAAGTGGGCGGAAGACCTCAAGGAATATGCCCTCAGTGCCCTGCTCGACGGGAAGCCAATCGCCGGCTGGAAAGCGGTAGAGGGCAAGCGGGTCCGCGCATTTACAGACATTGACGCCGCTTTCAAAAAATTGACGGAATCCGGCTATGACGAGTCAGTCCTCTGGGACAGGAAACCGATCAGCCTCACTGCAGTCGAAAAACTCGTCAAGGGTAAAACCGCATTTACCGCGCTCCTGTCTGAATACATCACGATTGCACCGGGCAAGCCTACCCTGGCACCCGAGAGCGATAAAAGAGAACCGTTAGCCCGCGCAAGCATCAAAGCCGATTTTGGAGGTACTGAGAATGAGTAACCCGGCAACAGCGAACAACCCGACCCGTGTCCTGACTGGAACCTGCCGCCTGTCCTACGTCCATCTGACCCAACCCTACGCCCAACAGGCCGGCGCAGAACCGAAGTATTCCACCACGCTCCTGATCCCCAAGAGCGATATCGCCACCAAACAGCGAGTCGATGCCGCGATCGAGGCTGCGATCCAAGCTGGTGTCAGCAAAAGCTGGAACGGTGTCCGCCCGCCGGTGTTCGGCCGTCCGATTTATGACGGCGACGGCACCCGCCCGTCAGACGGGATGCCATTCGGTGATGAGTGTAAGGGCCACTGGGTCATGACCGCCAGCTCCAAGCAGAAGCCGCAGGTCGTTGACGGCAACTTAAACGACATTCTCAGCGCATCAGAAATTTACTCCGGCATGTTCGCCCGCGTGACGATCAACTTCTTCGCGTACAACCAGAACGGCAAGAAGGGTATTGGCTGCGGCCTGGGCAACGTGCAGAAGCTTGGAGATGGCGAACCGCTCGGCGGACGTACAGATGCCGCAACTGACTTCGGCGGGGCTCCGGCAAATGCCTACGCCCAGCCAGCGACCCCTCAAGGTTATGTTCAGCCAGCAGCTCCTGTCTACCAGCAGCCCGTGGCGCCGGTTTATCCGCAGCCGGCAGCACCGCAGTACGTCGGACCGATTGACCCGATAACTGGCCGCCCGATCAATGGCGGGGTCATGGGGCTATGATCCACTGCAATATCGACATTGAAACCTACAGCAGCGTCGATATTAAGAAGGGGGGCCTGTACAGATACGTACAGGCCCCGGACTTCCAAATCATGCTGATTGCATACAGCATCAACGGTTTCCCACCCAGTATCCTGGACCTGACTGATCCCAATACAAAAAACACCCAAGAATTTCACGATTTTGTTTACGTCCTCAATAATCCCCAAGTTATCAAACATGCCTATAACGCCGCTTTTGAGTGGTATTGCCTGAATAAATTCTTCCCGTCCCCGATCGAACAATGGAACTGCACGATGGTTCACGGCCTGTACTGCGGATACCCTGCAGGGCTGTCTGCCGTGGCTGCTGCGCTTGGTTTGTCTGCTGATAAAAGCAAGATGGGCGTTGGCCTGTCTCTGATTCGCACGTTTTGCGTGCCGCATAAGCCGACCAAGACAAACGGAAATCGCACGCGGATCCTACCCCACCACGAGCCGGAGAAATGGAACCTGTTCAAATATTACTGCCTGCAAGATGTTGTTTCAGAAATGGCAGTCCTCGAACGCCTGGCAGCCTTCCCGGTCCCGGCAAGCGAACAGAAACTCTGGGAACTGGATCAGATGATCAACGTCTTTGGTGTGGCCGTCGATATGGACCTGATATCCGGCGCCCTTGCGATCAGCCAAGCTGTCACCCAGGAGCTACATGATGAAGCAGTGCGAGCCACAGGACTTGCCAACCCAAAGTCGGTCAAGCAGCTCATGTCCTGGCTGGATCAGGAGACTGACGATGAAGTTGAGATTACCGATCTTAAGAAGGCCACTGTCACGCAGCTGATTCAGTCTATCGACGACAAGGCGGTCACCCGCGTGCTCGAGATCCGGCAAGAGCTGTCAAAGACCTCGGTCAAGAAATACGACGCCATGCTGTCCGCTGTTTGCCAGGATGGTCGTGTGCGTGGACTGCTGCAATTTTATGGCGCGAACCGGACGGGGCGCTGGGCCGGGCGCCTGGTGCAGGTGCAAAACCTGCCGAGAAATTATCTGGAAACTTTAGACCATGCCCGCGAGTGTGTCAAAGCGGGCAAGATCAGCGCCCTTCGCTTTGTATATGGCAGTGTCCCGGATACGCTTTCCCAGCTGATCCGGACCGCGTTTGTCCCTTCCCCCGGCAGTATTTTTCAGATTGCCGACTTCTCCGCCATCGAGGCCCGGGTGATTGCCTGGCTCGCCGGCGAGGAATGGAGGCAGGAAGTGTTCCGCACCCACGGCAAAATTTATGAAGCATCGGCCAGTCAGATGTTCGGAATACCGATCGAGAAAATCAAAAAAGGCAATCCGGAATATGCTCTGCGCCAGAAGGGTAAAGTTGCTGAGCTCGCGCTTGGGTACCAAGGCGCCTCAGGTGCGCTGATCACAATGGGTGGGCTCAACATGGGCCTGACCGAAGAAGAACTGCCAGACATCGTCAGGCGCTGGCGCGGGGCAAATAAGCGAATTGTAGATCTATGGTATTCAGTCGAACGTGCCGTCATAACGGTTCTCAAGACCGGACAATCGGTCAGCATCAATAACCTTATCTTCTCACGTGAAATGGACCAGCAGCGCGGCCAAGACTTCCTCACGATCCGGCTGCCCTCGGGAAGAAAACTCTACTACGTCCGGCCGGTCCTGCTGAGATCAGAAAAGAACCGGGAAGCTATCTACTATATGGGCATCAACCAGGAAACAAAGAAATGGGGGGAGATACAAACGTATGGCGGGAAACTCGTCGAAAACATCATCCAAGCCATCTCACGCGATTGCCTTGCAGTCAGCCTTCTGCGACTGGCGCAAGCGGGGTATCGGGTATCGTTCCATATCCACGACGAAGTTGTCATCGACAGGCCGTTTACCGCGGATTCGCGGCCGTTTATGGCGGAAGACGAGGCCGCAGCCGCTGCGGATCTCGAAACGATCTGCCGGCTGATGGGTGAACCGATTGACTGGGCCCCCGGCCTGATCCTTAGAGCTGACGGATTTACCGCTACTTATTATCGCAAAGACTGAGGTGTCTACCATGATACACGACAGGACAATTACAATCAGCTCTGCCGGGAGCCGCAAGGCGACCCGTTGGCCCGCGCAATCTATCTGGTGGTCCGAGCTGGTCGAGAAGATCAAGATTCCTGTCCGGGGCGTCGAAACCCTGGGCGAATATTTGGCTATGCCGCGCGGGCGCCAGGATGAACTGAAGGACGTTGGCGGATTTGTGGCGGGTACTTTGGCCAACGGCCGCCGCAAGGCTAACGCCGTAACCGGCCGCGATGTGATCACCCTCGACCTGGACAACATCCCGCCCGGGCAGACAGCAAACGCTTTGGCTCGCGTCGAGGGGCTCGGCTGCGCCTATGCGGTCTACTCGACCCGGAAGCATGACGAGTCAAAGCCGCGCCTGCGCGTCCTGGTACCGCTGTCCAGGACAGTCACCGCGGACGAATACGAACCGCTGGCCAGAAAGCTCGCCGAGTTTATCGGCATCGAGCTATGTGACCCGACGACATTCGAGGCCAGCCGCCTGATGTACTGGCCGTCCGCCTGCGCTGACAGCAATTTTATTCACGTCTACGGCGACAAGCCGATGCTGGACGCGGATGGTGTGCTGGGGCTTTACCGCGACTGGCACGACATCAGCCAATGGCCAGAAGTTCCGGGCACCCAGACTCAAGTCAAGCGGGGAGCCAAGCAGGCTAATCCAGCTGACAAAACCGGTATTGTCGGCGCGTTCTGTAAAACGTATGACATATACAGGGCCATGGATGTTTTCCTACCCGGTGAATACGAGCCTTGCGATATCGGACCAGATCGCTACACGTATACCGGCGGCAGCACCGTCGGCGGCGCGGTTGTCTACGATAATGGTCAATTCCTGTTTAGCCATCACGCGACGGATCCGGCCAGCGGACAGCTCGTCAACGCCTTCGACCTGGTTCGTCTGCATCGCTTTAGCGGGCTGGACGATGATGCCAAGCCGGAGACACCGACTAACCGTATGCCATCTTTCTCAGCCATGTGCGAGCTGGCAGTGGCGGATGACTCGGTCTCGATCCTTTTGAACCAGGAGCGATACGAGGCTGCAACACAGGACTTCGCCAGGCCGATCGATACAGACGGCGAAACGGCAAACTGGATCGGTAAGCTGAAACTGTCAGCAGCCACAGGCCAGCCCTCCAAGACGGTAGACAATGTCCTGATTATCCTCAACAACGATCCGTTGCTGAAAGGCAAACTGGCGTTCGATGAATTTGCCAACCGCGGTCTGTCCCTCGGTGCCCTGCCTTGGAACGACATCGACCGGACGCGAGACTGGACTGACCTGGACGATCGCGGGCTGGGGCATTACATCGAAAAGGTCTACAACATTACCGGCAAGGACCGTGTGTTCGATGCTGCTGCGCTGTGCGCCCACCAGCACCGGTTCAACGACGTCAAGAAGTATCTGGAAAGTTTGTCCTGGGATGGCGTCAAGCGCCTGGACACGCTGCTCACGGATTACCTGGGAGCGGAAGACAATGTTTACACCCGCGCGGTGGCCAGAAAGAGCCTGGCGGCGGCTGTGGCTCGCGTCATGGTTCCCGGCTGCAAATATGACTTTATGCCAATCTTTGCCGGACCGCAGGGCATCGGCAAGTCTACCTTCCTCCGGCTTCTGGGCAAAGACTGGTATTCGGATAGCTTGTCTACTTTCGAAGGCAAAGAGGCGTCGGAGATGATTCAGGGCATCTGGATCAACGAAGTTGGGGAACTAAACGGCCTTTCGAAGTCGGAGACCAATTCAGTCAAACAGTTTTTATCCAAAACAGACGACGTGTTCCGCGAAGCCTACGGCCGCCGGACCGGGAGATTCCCGCGCCGCTGCGTGTTCTTTGGAACCACCAACGACAGTGAATTCCTGCGTGACCGGACTGGTAACCGCCGATTCTGGCCGGTCGATCTGGGTTTTGTCGAGGCGACAAAAAGCGTTTTCACCGACATGGAGGCGGAAGTCGACCAGATATGGGCCGAGGCAGTTGTGGCCTGGCGATTAGGCGAAAGGCTGTATTTGACAGGCGAGGCTGAAAAGATCGCCCAGGAGCAGCAGGAATATCACCGTGAAACGAATTCACACGAGGGCTTGATCATCGAGTTTCTTAACCGGCGCGTTCCCTTAAATTGGGACAAGCTGGGGCTCGATGCCCGGCGCCTTTTCTGGGCAAACGAGTTTGATAATCAGAACGTCGAGACGGTTGAACGCGACAAGGTGTGCGCTGTGGAAGTGTGGTGTGAGCTGTTTAATGGGGAGACTAAGTTTTTCAAACGCCAGGATGCCGTAACCATCAACGGGATAATCGGTAATTTGAAAGGGTGGAAACGGCACGGGAGTAATTTTAGAACGGGACCCTATGGCTTCCAAAAAGGATTTATTCGCACAGAATCCAACGTCGAGAGGGAGGCAAAAAAGTGTCAACTTTGATGTCAACTTTCTGTGGACGTTGTCAACTTTGTCAGTCAACTTATGCAACTTTCTTCAACTTTCAAAGTTGACACTAAAAAGCTAGAGCCTGTAGGTAAAATTCAATTTTCAACCTTGTCAACTTTATTTCTTTTAAATTTATAAAAAAGAGGAAATAGGGAAAACGAGCACACACGTAAAACGCCTAACGCGCCTAATACGTGCCCGCGTAAGAAAAACGGAACCGTAAGTTGACAACAAAAGGAGCATCGCAAATGAGAGAAAAAACGATCGAAGCATATTTGAGGGATGAAATCAGGAAGGCCGGAGGCGTGGCGTATAAGTTTGTCTCGCCTGGGAACAATGGGGTGCCGGACCGCCTGGTCCTTCTGCCGGGTAAACGCTGCATCTTTGTCGAACTGAAAGCGCCAGGGAAAAAGTCGACAGCGCTGCAGCTGGGCCAGCAGGAACGGATAGCCAAGCTTGGGTTTAAGGTTTTCGTAGCAGATAGCAAAACGGAAGTCGACCGGATCGTGAAGGGGCTAATTGAAAATGACTAAGTTTGTCGCGTGGCCCTATCAGAAGTATTGCATCAACCGGGTCATTTCTGACGACAAGCTTGGTCTCCTGCTTGATATGGGTCTTGGGAAAACGGTTATAACCCTAACGGCTATCAACGATCTGAAATATAACCGTTTTGCCGTGAGGAGAGTTTTGGTCATTGCCCCGAAGAAGGTGGCGGAATCGACCTGGGCGCGAGAGGCGGCGAAGTGGGACCACCTTACCAAGCTTCGCGTTGTCGCAGTCCTTGGCACACAAGCCAAGCGGATCAAGGCGCTGAATACACCGTCTGACATCTGGGTGATCAATCGCGAAAATGTCCAGTGGATTGTCGACTACTACCGGAACAGCTGGCCCTTTGACATGGTGGTGATTGATGAACTTTCTTCTTTCAAGAATCACCAGGCTAAACGATTCAAGGCCCTGACGTGGGTCCGAAGTCACATCAACCGGGTTGTCGGGCTAACAGGTACACCAGCCCCGAACGGGCTCATAGATCTTTGGGCTCAAGTGTTCCTTTTGGATCAGGGCGAGCGATTGGGCAAAACAATCGGCGGGTATCGTGCCAGGTATTTCGATCCGGACAAGCGGAGCCGGGAACAGGTGTTCTCCTACGCGCCGAAGGTTGGGGCAGATGACGTGATCAGGGACCGGATCGGGGATATCTGCGTCAGCATGAAGGCGGAAGACTATCTGGACCTGCCGGATTACATCCCGGTAACTGTACAAGTCCAACTGGACGGCAAAGCTTTGGCGGCCTATCGCGAGATGGAACGAAAAGCCATTTTGGAAATCGGGGACCAGATGATTGACGCCAGTACCGCGGCGGTCCTGTCCAATAAACTGCTGCAGTTGTGCAACGGGGCGGTTTATGACAGCGACAAGGCGATCCACGAGATTCATGACTGCAAGCTGGACGCCTTCCTGGAACTGATCGAGGCCTTAAACGGCCAACATGCCCTGGTGTTTTACAACTTCCAGCATGACCTGGCCCGAATCAAGGCAGCCCTGTCCGACACAGACCTGCGGATCAGGCAGTTGGATGGGCCGCAGGACGAAACGGACTGGAACAACGGGGAAGTCGATATTTTGCTGGCGCATCCGGCCAGCTGCGCATACGGCCTTAACCTGCAGGCAGGCGGCCATCACCTGATCTGGTTTGGCCTGACGTGGTCCTTGGAGCTCTACCAGCAGGCCAATGCCCGGCTCTACAGGCAAGGCCAGCGGCAGCCGGTTATCGCGCACCACCTGGTCGTTGAGGGAGGCATGGACGCGGATGTCATGGAGGCGTTGGGCGATAAAAGCGACACACAGGAAAAACTGATGCAGGCATTAAAAGCACTAATTGAGAAAGTGAGAGCACAGCAATGATCATCCGGTATCTGTCCTGCCCGCACCACGAAGGTGAAGAAAACCTGACCGAATCCGAGCGCAAGCAATTCCGTGACTGCCGCGGCGTGATCACAACCGACGGCGCTACCGGACTGACGGTGTTTGAGAGCCTGGAAAAACCACAGACAACTTATTCATCCCGGAAGGAGACCTGACCATGCCAAAAGAAGTCGCTACGCCAAAGTGCGGACACACAGATTGTTTTTCCTGCCCGTACCCGGACTGCAGCCCGCGGTATTGGCGAAAGAGATCCTCTGTCACTACCGACGCTGCCGAGCGGATGGCCAAATCGGATAAGCAGCATCTCCGGGTAGCCAATTATGAGCGAATGATGGAGCTGTATAAAACCGGACTGCCGGATAGCCAAATTGCCAAGGAGCTTGGGCTTGTGGATCAGGGGCTTGTCTGCAAGTGGCGAGCCCGCTATAACCTCCCGGCCAACGGCAACAAACGGCCCCAGCCAAAGTTTGATTACAAGAAGGCTCGCGAGCTGTATGACCAGGGGCAGAATGATCGCGTGATCGCGGAAGCCATGGATGTCGATCGGTCGCAGGTCTATCAGTGGCGGAAACGGGAACAGCTTGAGCCTAATGCGTGCAGGAAGGATAAGCAGAAAATGAAATTACTTGATATGATTCCGACGCCAGAGGAACTTGAAGCACAAGACGAGAAAAAACACCAGGACACAGAATGTCCGGCTGCAGCGGCACCTGTTGTTGATGACATCGAAGCCGACCAGGACGAGGCCCCCGTTGTGATAGCGGACTTTAGCGGACAACAACGGACCGGAACGGACAAGCAAAAGCAGACCGATCTGCCGATTATCCTGGAACCGGATCTTGACGAGCTGATTGCAGAGATCGAACAGCTTAGAAGCACACAGACGGATCTTTTGATTAAAAACAGTGAGTTGGCAGGATTCATCGACGGGGTGAAGTTTGCGGTTAATATCTTCCGCGCGGCGACGACATGAATTTTGTTTGGGGATTGGTGGCTGTTCTGGCCGTGTTTTCACTTTTCACAATGCCTTGGACTGAGGACGACAAAGGAGATGACGAATGATTGTAATAATTGGCATAACTAGTTTTGCAATGGGTGCGTTCATCGGTGTTATGGCTATGGCGCTGATGCAGATCAACAGGTAACCCAGGATGATCTCGGAGCATCATCAGAACCTGTATGATGTTTTGGATGAGTTTCTCGACGGCTGTGATCAGCATCTTGACGCCGGGGAGAGATTTGATATCAGCTTCCATTACCGGCGCATCAATGAGGCCCTTGACCGGATCTATAGAGCCGAGTGCGGGATCACGCAACGGTGCAAGACCGGAAGGCCGCTTGGGTGCCTGGACAAGGTTCCGCGGAAAAGAAAAGTTAAAAGGCCGTGAGTAGGGTGTCAGCATTGTTGACGCCCTTTTCTCTGCATAAAAACGCACTCCGCGGATGCCGGATAATAAATATATGGCAACAGACAATACACAGAAACGCCTTGAGGCTAAACGCTTATACCTGGAGGAATACCTGCAACCGGCACAGATAGCCGAGCGCCTTGGTGTCCTTGCCGGGACTGTTCGGGGTTGGAAGCACAAGGACAACTGGAACGCTGGAACGCCGGAACGTTCCGCGCAAAACCACGCGCGCGAAACTAAACCGGGTTGCCGGCCGCCATTTCCACCGAAGAACCAAAAAGCTACACTGCACGGCCTGTTCGCCAGGTATTTACCTGACGAGACGAGGGACATTGTGCAGCAGATGCAGGAGCGCAGCCCTCTTGATGTCTTATGGGACCAGATTCAGCTGGCCTACGCGGCGCTTATCCGGGCGCAGCAGATTATGCACGTCAGGGATCGTGAAGACGTCACCGAAACGAAGGTCGGATTCACTGACGGCGCGAACAGTGATTCTGAGCGCTGGGAAGTGCAGCAGGCGTGGGATAAACATGCCAGCTTCCTAAACGCCCAGGCGAAAGCCCAGGCGGCGCTTACACGGATGCTGCAGCAGTATGACGAATTGTGCCGTTCAGAGCTTGCAACCGAAGAACAAAAGGCGAGGATCGCCAGTATCAATCTCGAAATGGAAATCGCCCGCGAGCGAATGGCCCTCGAACAGCGTAAGGCTGGCCTCGGTGACGATATCGAAAGTGAATCCGGTATCGCCTATTTACCTGGTGTGGACGACTCGCTCCTGGTCGGCGCTATCCCGGATCCCGGAGACTCGGTATGACCCGCGTCGTGTGGGCCCCACAGCCCCGGCAAGCGGCTTTCCTGCGCCGGCCTGAGTACGAGGCCCTCTACGGTGGAGCGGCCGGCGGCGGTAAGACTGACGCGCTTCTGATGTGGGCGCTTGAGCCGTACCAGGTGCCCCATTATAACGGGCTTCTGCTGCGTAAAACTTTCCCGGAACTGGAACAGCTCATAAACCGATCGCAGGAGCTGTACCCGAAGATTGTGCCGGGCGCACGTTATAACGACAACAAACACGTATGGCGGTTTCCGTCCGGCGCTCGGGTTTACCTGGGCTCGATGTTTCGGCCTCAGGATGTGACTAAATATCAGGGCAGACAATTCGAACGCATCGGCTTTGACGAATTGACGCATTTCACCTACGCCGAATATAGCTACATGTTCTCCCGCAATCGGCCGAACGGGCCTGGAATAATCCCAATGATGCGCGGAGCCACGAATCCCGGCGGGATCGGGCATGCCTGGGTGCTTGGTCGCTTCATCCATAACCGCGTTCCGGAGCAGTCTTATGTCTCGGATATCGAGATCTCAGGGAAGACCTATCAAAGACACAAGACCTTCATTCCGGCGACCATCTGGGATAACCAAGCGCTGCTTGAGAATGACCCGAACTACGTTGCCAACATGGCCATGCTGCCGGAAGCCACACGGAAGGCGCTACTTGAAGGGAGCTGGGACACTTTCTCCGGGCAGGCGTTCGTGGAATGGCGCAACAACACGTTAGGCTACCTTACCCGGCAGTGGTCACACGTGATCGAGCCGTTCAAGATCCCGGCAACGTGGCGCCGGTTCCGCTCGTATGACTTTGGCTATGCCAAGCCATTTTCAGTCATGTGGTATGCCATGGACAACGACGGACGGATATATGTCATTCGCGAGCTGTACGGCACAAACGGTGTGCCAAACGAGGGCTCACGCTGGGATCCAGTTAGGCAGGCGCAGGAAATCAAGCGGATCGAAGCCGAGGACCCACAGCTAAAAGGCCATACGATCATGGGCGTGGCGGACCCCTCGATCTGGGACCGCAGCCGCGGCGAGTCCATCGCGCAGATGATGGAAAGCCAGCAAGTTATGTGGTCCAAGGGCGACAATGCCAGAATCCCAGGCAAGCAACAAATTCATTGGCGCCTGGCATTTGACCCGGAAGGCTATCCGATGCTTTACGTTTTTCGCACCTGCACGAACCTGATCCGCAC